TCAAAGAATCACGTTTGTAGGCTATCCTGGAAATGTTTGGCAAGTTCCTGCATACAACAAACACGGTAATCTTTGGATTGCTAAAGTTGCAGGTGTTGTTAAAACAAAAGACGAGGCACAGGCGATTGTTGATGCAGAGGTTCAAGCAGCGCAAGCTGCGTGGGATGCTTTACCTGATGCTGACAAAGCACCAGCAGTAGAGACTAACACAAGACCTGCTGACATAACATTAGAGGAGTAAAATTAAATGGCTACGTACTTAGGCACACATGGTAGTAAAATACAGAACTACACTACGGATCCCGATAATCCGAATACGGGAGAGGTGTGGTATAACGATACGTCTAATGCGTTAAAGTTTCAATATCCTAATACTACATCTGCTTGGTCTACAGGTGGCAATGTAAACACAGCTAGGAATAGAATAGCTGGTGCAGGTGTTAATAATTCTGCATCTTTAATTATGGGAGGAGAAGATCCTTCAGGTAGTTTAGCTTTAACAGAATCTTACGATGGCAGTACTTGGACTGAAGTTAATGATTTAAATCAAGCTAGAAAAGGTTTAGGTGGCTGTGGAACTCAAACATCTGCATTAGGATTTGCAGGAAATGAACCTGAGGATTTAGCAATAACAGAATCTTGGAATGGAACGAATTGGACTGAAGTTAACGATATGAATACTGCAAGAAGAGAATTAGCAGGTGCAGGATTAAGTAATACCAATGCTTTAGCTTTTGGTGGAAATGGAACATCAGCCCAGACTGAGTTTTGGAATGGCACAAACTGGACAGAGGTAAATGATTTAAATTCTTCAAGACAACAATTAGCAGGAAATGGAACCAATACATCTGCTTTAGGTATTGGAGGAAATACTCCTGGTGGTATCACTGCTAATACAGAATTATGGAATGGAACAAATTGGACTGAAGTTAACAATTTAAATACTGCAAGATATGTTTTAGCTGCTGCAGGTACAGATAATACATCTGCTTTAGCTTTTGCTGGAGATACCCCGCCAGTTACAGGAAAAACAGAAGAATGGAATGGAACGAATTGGACTGAAGTAGCAGATATGTCTACAGCAAGAAAAGACTTAGCAGGTTCTGGAGTTACTACTTCAGCATTAGCTTCTACTGGAGACACTCCAACATTAACAGCAGCAACAGAAGAGTTTAGCACAGGTGCACCAATCGGTGCTTGGGCTTCTGGTGTTAGTGTAAATACTGCTAGAAATGCTGGTGCATCAGGAGGAGCTACTTCAGCTGCTGCTGTGTTAGGAGGAGGACAAGCTAGTCCAGGAGTAGTGGCTGTAACAGAATTATATAATGGATCTAATTGGACTGAAGTAAATGATATGAACACTGCAAGAAACGGTATGGCATCAAATGGAACTTCTACATCTTGTTTAGGTTATTTTCAAGATGACCCTGCTAGATCAGGAAAAACAGAATCATGGAATGGAACTAACTGGACTGAAATGAATGATTTAAGTCAATCTGTAAGACAAGGAGGAGGACTAGGAGCAGATAATACAAGTGCTTTAGCATATGGTGGAGAAAGTGCACCAACTCATCAATTAGCAACAACAGAATTATGGAATGGAACTAATTGGACTGAAGTAAATGATTTAAATACTGCAAGGTTAAATGCTACAGGATCGGGAATAGTAACAGCAGGTTTAGCTGCTGGCGGTAGAACTGTTAGTCCTGGTACAACAGATTTAGCAGTAACAGAATCATGGAATGGAACAAATTGGACTGAGGTCAACGACATAAATACTGCAAGATATCTTTCTGGCGCAACAAAACCAGTTTATGATAGTGTATTAATATATGGTGGATATGCTGCACCAAACTATAAAGCAAACACTGAAGAATGGAATGGAGTTAGTTGGGCAGAAGTTGCAGATTTATCTACAGCTAGACAAGGTGGAGGTAGTGCAGGTACAACAGCATCGGCTTTATATATTAGTGGATATCTTAATACATACACAGCAGCAACAGAAGAATGGAGTGGTTCAACAATTACAACTAAAACGGTAAGTACGGATTAATTATGGCAACATACAAAGAAATTAAAGGAACACAAATCGAGGTCTTAGCATCAGACCCATCGAATCCTGTTGAAGGACAAGTTTGGTATAACTCGACAGATAATGTTTTAAAAGGATTAGCAGCTACAACTGCAGGTGCATGGGCAACAACTAATAGTTTAAATCAACCAAGAGAAGCACTAGCTGCTGCTACATCAGCTCCTGCTAGTGCAAGTTTAGTATTTCTTGGTTTTAACAACCCTACAAAATATGCACAGACTGAACAATTTGATGGAACGAGTTGGACTGAATTAAATGATGCAAATACTGCAAGAGCAAATGCTGCTGGTTTTGGAGTAAGCACAGCTGCAATAGCTGCTGGTGGTTATCTTGGTCCTCCTGGTTCTACAGCAATAGTAGAATCATGGAATGGAACGAACTGGACTGAAGTAAATGATTTAAATCAACATAAATATACTTCAGCTGGAGCTGGAACTAGTACTGCAGGTTTAATTTTTGGTGGAGGTACAACACCTCCTTATTCAGTATTAGCACAAACTGAATCTTGGAATGGAACTAATTGGACTGAAGTTGGAGATTTAAATACTGCTAGAACTGGTATTGGTGGATGCGGTGCTACTAATACTGAGGCTTTAGCTTTTGGTGGTAGTGTTTCTCCACAGGCTCAAACGGAATCTTGGAATGGTACTAACTGGACAGAAGTGAATGATATGACTACTGGAAGACAGACTGTGGGTTCTGCTGGAATTTATACAAGTGCTTTAGCTGCTGGTGGGACTCCTCCAGTGACAGGTAAGACAGAAACTTGGAATGGAACTAACTGGACTGAAGAAGGAGATTTAAATACAGCAAGATATAATTCGGAGGGAGGGGGAACAACATCTTCGGCTGTTATGGCAGGTGGGGACACTGCTCCAGGTATTACAGGAGCTTCAGAACAATGGACAGGTGCAGGACCTATAACTAAAACATTCACAGACAGTTAAGACTTGTAATATATTTTAGTTAGTATATATAAGAGAGAAACATAAAGGATAAAGATATGAAAAAAGACGTCAAAGAAGTAATACAAGGTGAGGAAACTCATTTAAATAATTTATTAGAACAAGAAGATCTATCTGCTTTTAAAGGTATGGTAGACGAGCTTAGAGACACTTGGACCAAGAAACAAATGTTTCGAACAGAAACAGAAGCAAGGTTTTCTGTATTACAAGACAATAGATACCCAACTAAAGCATCAAAATATTGGCAGTGTGTTAGAGAACAGTCATCTTACTTAGATAACTTAATGACATTATCGTTTGACTATAGAAGAAACGAAGCAAAAATTAAATGGCTACAAAGTAAAATTGAAAAAGAAGAAGATGAATATAAAAAAACTAAATATCAAATAGATTTAGACGAAGCTATATTTAGTAAAGCTTCTATGGAAAAAGTTGCAAAGCATAGAATGAGAGAAATTAAAATGTGGTCTGGATTAAAGAAAGAATTTAATGATGGATCGTTTAATGACAAAGATGTTAATCAACATCAACTTGAATCTTATGGATTACAGTATCACGAGAAAGCAAAAACACTAAATGCTAACTCATCGGAGTCTGAAATATTTAATGTAATGGGACAATTACAATCATTACAAAGAATTAAAAAGTCTGGTGAATTAGAGAATAGTTATAAAGAAACAGAAAAACTTGAACAACATGGAAAACCAAAATCTTAAATTTGATTTTGTATTTTTAGGTCAATCAATTTTAAAGTATCAAGTACCCCTTGATATATTTAGTACAATTAATCAGATCTATGAACAAAATTTTCATAACCTTGCACCAGCTAATGGTCAGTTAGTAGGTAAGATAGAAAATGAACATTCTTTATTCTATCATGGTCAAGACCAATCTAAGATGAAAAATCATAATATGTTGCCTCAAAATGTTACAAATTATTTCATGACTGTGTTTAAACATTATTTAGCTTTTAATAAAATTAAAGATTATGAAACACATTTAAATTCTATTTGGGTTAATGAAATGAAACAACACGAATATAATCCAACACACATACATAGAGGTATGTTGTTTACAGGTCTATCAAGTGTAATGATTTTAAAAGTACCATCTACTTATGGTAAAGAATATTCAGCAGAACACATACAACAAAACGGTAGACTACAAATATTGGGAGCAGCTAATGGTCAGTTTGCCAAAATAGATTATCAACCACCAATGGACCTTAGAGATTTCTATATATTTCCATATGATATGAGACACTGTGTATATCCATTTAATGGAACGACAGAGACTAGACGAACGCTAGCTGCAAACTGTGACGTGCAGTTTGATCCAATTAGAAACAGAGGTGCAGTATAATGGACAAACAATATTACATAGATAATCATATAGGTATATTTAAAAACTTTATGCCAAACGAATTAATAGATGATTATACAAATTATTTTAATAAGTGTGAACAACAAGGTGCAGTATATCCAAGAAGAGAAGATGAGATGTTGGTATCTGATAATGCAATCGATACTATAAGAGATACTAATGTTGCAATGACTTATAATAACAAACCTTTTATAGATATGTTTTTTAAAGATGTGTATCCTCTGTATGTTCAAAAATATTCTTTTTTAAAAAAACTAGCAACACACAATATATTAGAAGTTAAAATACAAAAAACTAAAGTAGGTGAAGGCTATCATTTTTGGCATTGTGAAAACGCTGAGATGAAAGCAAGAAATAGAATCTTAGCTTTTATGGTTTATCTCAATGATGTAACTGAAGGTGGTGAGACAGAATTTTTATATCAAAAGTGTAGGTTTAAACCACAGAAAAATACATTAATGATATGGCCATCACAATTTACACACGTTCATAGAGGCAACCCACCTCTGTCGAATGATAAATATATAATAACGGGATGGGTAGAATACGGATATTAATATGATAACAGAACCACGTTGGAAATCTTATATAGTAGAGACTACACAACCAATCTTTACACCTAAACAATGTCAAATGATTATTGAAGCGGGACGTGCAGAGCCTAAGCAAGACGCTTATGTTGGAAACAACAAAGGTATTAAAGGTGGAGTTATAGATACTAAAACTAGAACTTCACATATTAGTTGGATACCATTTTCTAAGACACCAGAAATGTACAAAGACATTGAACGTATTATGAAAACAACTAATGGTAATCATTTTGGTTTTGATGGAATGACAATAACTGAGATGGCACAATACACAGAATATCCAGAAGGAGGATTCTATGATTGGCATGTAGATAATGATGTAAACATGACCAACGAACCACCTGTAAGAAAAATATCTATGACTTGTTTGTTATCACCAGAGAATGAGTTTGAAGGCGGGGACTTAGAATTAATGGCTGAAGGTAAAGTTGCAAAAATTAAACAAGGACACGCAGTATTCTTTGCATCATTTATAAGACATAGAGTAAAACCTGTTATACGTGGCAACAGAAAATCTTTGGTTATGTGGTTTGGAGGGACACCATTTAAATAATGATTAGAGAATTACATTTTCCAACACCTGTTTATATTGCAGATATAGAACACCCAACTCTTAATCAAGAACTTGAGAGAGATATTGTAGCTTGGTCTAAACAAGATAAAGGAGTGGTTCGAACTAATGTACAAGGTTGGCACTCAACAACAGACATGCAAGAAAAACCTCAATTTAAAAAATTAGTTGATATGTTATATGCTTGTCAAAAAACTATTTATGATCAAGAACATTTAGATTCAGAGCCTGTACTAGGTAATATGTGGGCCAACATTAATCCACCAGGTGGAATGAATAGAGCTCATCAACATCCAAACTCTTTATGGTCAGGTGTTTATTATATTAAAGCACCTAAGAATTGTGGTCATTTAAAAATAGATGATCCAAGATCAGTTGCTTGTATGTCTAGACCCAGACAAAAAGATGGAGAAAAACCTGCAAGACTATTTAGAGAAACACATTACGAACCTATTGCAGGAAGATGTATTATGTTTCCATCTTGGTTAATGCATTGTGTTGATCCTAACGAATCTAATGATATAAGAATATCAGTGTCTTTTAATTTTTTACAAAAGTGTATGATAGTATGATTCACTGTTTTTCAATAAAAGAAGATATTAAAAATTTTAAAAAAGATTTACTTAAAGAATGTATAGATCAAAGAAAAAAAGAATATGGTGGATGTAATTTTAAAGTACAAACAAAATACATAGATATTCTTTATAAAATATTTATTGATTGTGCTAAAAAAATATTAAAACCTTTTACTATAAAAGATAAAAATTTTAAAGTATGGTGTTACATGACTGATAGTGTGTACAATGAAAATGGTTGGCATAACCATAAAAAATCTGCTACTATAAATTCTGTTATATATTTACAGATTCAAGATAAAGGCATAAGTTTTAAACAAGATAATAAACAAATATATTTAAAACCTGATAATGGGGATATGTTAATTTTTCCATCTTCTTTAGATCATAATCCAGAACCATCAATAAATGATAAAAGAATTAGTTTAAATTTAGAATTATTGTGTAATGAAAGTGAACAGGAAATTTTTAATGTTTAGAGATCACAAATATCAAGTAATTAAAAACGCTGTATCATACGATCTAGCTAACTTTATATTAAACTACTTCTTACTTAAACGAGATGCAGTAGGTTATATGTATGAACATAACATACACTCACAGTCCCCGATCCTTGGAACATGGACTGATAAACAAATACCCAATACCTACTCATGTTATGCTGATTTTGCTATGGAAACTCTTATGGTTAAAATGTTACCAGTTATGAAAAAACACACTGGCTTAGACCTATGTCCTACTTATTCCTACGCAAGAGCCTATAAAAAAGGTGATGAACTTAGAAGACATAAAGACAGACCTAGTTGTGAAATATCTACAACAGTTAATCTAGGTGGTGATCCTTGGCCAATATTTATAGAT